ACTAGACTATTCCTTTCTCCTTTGGTTATGGGTTTAACTCTATGCCATACAAAGCTAGGAAATACAACCAAAGAGCCTTTTGGTAATATCTCAGTGCACGCCCTAATGTTAGGTTTTTTATCAGGATCTAAATTCCTAAAATCAAACTCTAATTCTCCACCTTTGTATTCTTTTGGATCTGTTAACGTTACAGTTACAGATAGTTTTCTTATCTTACCTTTTGTTGGACCTTCTTCCACATAAGGTTTATCCCAACTATCACAATGCCAATCATAGTATTGTCCTTTTTTATATATTGTAAACTGACAAGATTCAGAAAAATCCCATTCAAAGTTCCAACCTGCGTTTTGATTTGCCATTTTAATGTAGGGTTGAATTTCTTTATATATCCATCTATCGTTCATCCAAACAATATTTGAATCTCTTTTCTTTTGTAAATCTTTTATTTCTTCTTTATTCAAAGGGTTTTTACTTAAATCTCTATCTCTACCAAAACCTCCTGTAATAGCCATAATCTCTCTTTCTTTTTCTGACTTACCATACTTAACAATAAGATCACAAATCCTTGGAGGTATTGCAGATTCAAAGTACCAATAGTAATTAGATATATTCATTCTACAAACTCCGCTGATATATGTGTGTATTTATGTTTTTTAGCAAACCAAGATCTTTGATTTCCTGTAATAACAACCATAGTATTTTTGTTAACTTTTATAGGATATAACAAACCTTCTTTTAAAACAGCTTTTTCAACTTCTTGATATTTAAGATCAGCAGGGTGTTCTACATACTCTTTTTTTAATCTATCAGAAACTAATTTCTCTAAAGATGCTAAATGAGAAAAAGGTGCAGTTTGGGCTATCAAAGGTTTAAATGTATTCATAGTTAATAGTTAAAATTATATTCAATCCATTAGAAGTATTAGGTGAAAAAGAATACTTATTAGTAGCCGGAAACATTATAAATTCATTATTTTTTAAAGGTATGTGCCAAGTTCTATTTTTTCTTCTATTATCGTCATATTCGATAATACATTCTGAAGATCCTTCTTTAACATCAACAACATAAATAAATGTGTAATCTGGTGAGTTACGTAAATCTACAGGTTCAACTTGATTTCTTGTCCAAGACTTTTCTTTAGGATACATAACATTGCCATGCATCATTTTAGTCACTAAAGTTCTACCGTGTTCAACTCTCCAATGATCTCTTACGTAATCTTGCATCCATTGTAAAGGTTGAGAAAAATTTACCACATAATCATCAAAAGCATAAGCTTGTGGATTATTGTTAATTCTATTTTTTTTAACAAAAGATTCTATGATGTCGTTTCTTATTTTATCACGGTCAATTTCAAAGCCTTTGGGCATAGAAATTTCACCTGTATATAAGTCTACTTCCGATAATACTTTCTTGTGCATACCTATTAAGATATGTAATAAACCCTAATAATAATGTCAAGTGGATTATTTAGCGACTTTATCCCAAGCACCTGTAGATTCATTCCACTCATGTCTATGAGTAGTTTGTTCTTCTTCAGATAATGCTGGAGCATCACCAACTGGTGATTGCCATCTTGCTTCTGCCACATTTAAAGTCCAACTAGCATGAGGTTTTTTACTAATGAAAATATCATTATCTTCATCATAAGTCATACCTATACCTGCGTAGTTACCTCTTAAAGGTGTTCCGCCGTCTTTGTGTTGTCCGCCTGCTGTATTGTAAGATGTTTTTTTCCAAAGAGGCCAGCTGTGGATTCTTTCCAAAAACTGTCTTCCTACTTCTTCATCTTCAACACCGCTAGCGTTTAAACAATCAGAATCAGCTACAACGTGAACCGCTATAACTTTATTGTTTGCTCCTAGTTTTGCATAATGTGCCATAATGTTTCTCCTTTGTTGTTTATATATTAATTATTAAAGTTTGTAAAACCATTAATTTTGAAATTTATACCTTATTATTACTACACCAGAACCACCTGCTGCACCACTTTGATGACCTCCTACAGGGTTAAAACCACCTGCTCCACCGGCACCTCCGGTATTAGCAGTTCCTGCTACTGCAGGTGTAGCTGGATTTGGTCCAACTGAACCTCCTGCTCCACCACCACCTGATCCTCCAGCAGCTCCTGATGTTGGTCTGCCACCGCCTGGATAATGTGATCCTCCACCACCGCCACCTCTTGTAACTGCTGCACTGGTAATAGATGATGCTAAACCAGCTCCACCAATTGATGGGTTTCCTGAATTTCCTACTGCGCCAGCTCCGCCACCACCACCACCATAGTATCCACCAGGTGCGGGTCCTCCACTTCCACCAGAGTTTCCTTGAGGTGGACTAACAGGAGGTGTATTTCCTGCTCCTCCGGCAGCACCAGCTCCTCCACCTCCACCACCAGATCCTCCAGTAAGTCCTGCTACACCACAGTTTCTACCGCCTCCACCACCACCTGCGGCTGTAATACTTGAAAAAATTGAATTATTTCCTGATCCACCAGAAGAAGTTCCAGATCCTGGAGTTGGACCTCCAGCACCTCCACCACCAACTGTTATAGGGTAAGTAGCGGCTGGCACTGATAAACCACTTCCAGCATCTAAAGGACTGTCTGTATATGGATCGGATGAACATTTACCTTCTCTAAAACCACCAGCTCCTCCGCCTCCACCATAACCTGTTCCTCCTCCGCCTCCTGCAGCGACTACCAAATAAGAAACTTTATTTGAACCACTTGAAGTTCCAGCACAAGATACCACAAAATTTGCATCAGAATTAAAAGTATGAATTTTATAATCTCCTGAAGTTGTTACTGTCCCGCCTGTAGCTGTAACATATAAAGTTTGATCCATAACAGGAGGTGTGTCATTTCCGCTTGTAGCAGTAACCCAACCCTGACTTGATCCTGAATAAACTATTCTAACTCCGACTCTATCTGTTTTTAATGTGGCACAAGCACATAATCCTTTAATTTTAGAACCACCTCTTGCCAATGTAATATTATTAGATGATGCGTTTCCTGTTGCATCAATTACAATAAGTTGATCTCCTACACTTGGACTAGAAGGTAATGTAACTGTAACTGCTGAACCTGTATTTATAAAATATCCTTTTGAAGCTGAAGCTGTAAACGGAGAAGTTTTTAGTGATGAACAGTACTCTATTCGTTCACCTATATTTGTTAAAGTTGCAGTGGGCGCATCTAAAGTTGCTCCTGAAGGAATAAGAATAGTTTTACCTGATTCTCCTAAAGCTATTGATGATCCCGTTGCCGGAAGTATTTTATCTACTTTTAATTCAGCCATTATTGAAACTTATATCTTATTACAACTACTCCTGAACCACCAGTTCCACCAGCAGAATCACCTGAACTTCCTGTTCCTCTTGAAGCTCCTCCACCGCCACCGCCTGTGTTAACTGTTCCTGCACTTCCTGGACCTGGAGCTGTACTTGGACCTGGACCTGCTATACCTCCGCCTCCACTACCACCTGTACCATTTGGAGCACCTTCAGTTCCACCACCGCCTCCTCCTGCTCTTGTAACTGGTGATCCTGTAATAGAACTTGCAACACCATTTCCTCCTGGACCTGCAGTTGTTCCTGATCCATTTGTTCCAACTGCACCTGCACCTCCTCCACCACCACTACCATAGTTTGCTGGATTTGCTCCATTTCCACCATTATTACCTTGAGGTGGACTAACTGGTGGAGTATTTCCTGTACCCCCAGTTCTTGTATTTCCTGGAGAAGCTCCGGCACCGCCGCCTGAACCACCATAATTTGTAGGTGCTGGTGCAGTGTAGACACTACTTCCTCCGCCACCACCAGTAGAAGTTATTGTACTAAAAATTGAATTGTCTCCAACAGTACCATTACCACTATTAGAAGGATATGGAGATGCTCCACCTCCTCCAACTGATATTGGATAAGTTGCTGCGGATACTGGTAAAGCTGATACACACGCTCCTAAAGGAGAAGCTGAATAACAACCTGATGCTCCGCCTGAAGATTCTCTATATCCTCCTGCACCGCCGCCACCACCAGCAAAAGCATTAGCACCGCCGCCACCACCAGCAACTACCAAATAATCTACTGTATTAGAACCCTCGCTATTGCCTCCATTAGACACAACAAAATTAGCATCTGCATTAAAAGTATGAATTTTAAAATTTCCTGAAGTAGTAATAGTACCACCTGTTGCACTTATAAATTGTGCCGTATTTGCTGTTGCGTCATTAGCAGTTGTTGCTGAGACCCAACCTTGTGATGAGCCTGAATAAACTATTCTTAATCCACCTCTATTCACGTCTATTGTAGCATCAATACACGCACCTTTTATTTTAGATCCATTTCTTCCAAGTGTAATATTATTTGTTGCAGCTTGACCTGTTGTATCAATAACCATTAATTCATCACCTACGTTTGGTGATGCAGGTAATGTTACAGTGACCGTTGAACCCGTATTAATAAAATATCCTTTTCCACCTGTAGCTGTGAAAGGAGAAGTTTTAACTGTTGAACAAAATGAAAGCCCAAATCCTTGAGCTGTACCACAGTTTTGTAATGTAGCACCCGCTGGAATAGTTAGGGTGTCACCTGATTCTCCTAGTTGAAGTGAGTTACATGTTCTAGGAGTTATTTTATTTACTTTAACAATACTCATAATTTAATTTATACTTAATTATTGATATTTATATCTTATTATAACAATCCCTGAACCACCTGAACCATTTTTAACTGGGGATGGAGAACTTGGTGGTCCACCTCCGCCTCCGCCACCTGTATTTACTGTTCCTGAAACTCCGCCTGTATTTGAAGGTCCTCCGCCACCTGATCCACCTGTACCACAAGGACTTCCTGCTGCGGGAACACCACTATAACCACCTCCTGCTGCTGCTCCAGAACCTCCGCCTGCATAATTAACTGGGGATGCTGTAATACTAGTTGATGTTCCTGCTCCACCTCTTCCTGCAGGATTTCCTGGTGAATTTGGTCCAGCATTTGCTCCTACTGCGGTAGCTCCGCCACCACCAGAACCGTGAACGTGAGTCGATCCTCCGCCATTAAAACCTTGGGGAGGTGATACTGGAGGTGTATTTCCTGATCCACCTGGATTAACACCTTCTCCACCACCACCACCTGATCCACCTGGTTGAGCTGTACCACCACTTGGTGCTCCACCGCCACCACCTGTTGATATTATTGGACCAAAACTTGAAGGAGAACCTGGTGTTGCGACAGGAGTACTTGATACTTCCTTCCCTGCTCCACCTCCTCCTACTGTTACTGGCATTCCTACACCAGCTGCCGTAATTGTAATTTCGTTTGCACTAGCTTTTGGACTTGCTGTGTAAGGTCCTGATACTGGACTAGAATGAGATTCTCTATATCCTCCCGCACCTCCACCACCACCTTGAGATGGTCCACCGCCTCCACCACCAGCTACTACTACCCAGTCTACTTTATTAGTTGTTGGGGTACCCGCAGATGTAACATAAAATGCTCCGTCTGCTGTAAATTTATGAATTTTATAATCTCCTGAAGTTGATTCTGTTCCACCACTTGCCACAATGAATGAACCTGGGACAGCTGCTCCTCCTTCTGCTTTTTGAATTGATTTCCACCCTTTAGTTCCATCTACATAAACAACAGTTTGAGTCATTCCCGAAATATTTAAAACTGCATTTCCACAATTACCATCTATTTTTGATGAATTTCTATCTAGAGTAACCGCATTAGTAGCAAAAGTATTAGCATAATCATTTATAGCTACTACGTCACCTGCAGTAGGGGATGAAGGTAGGGTAACCGTAACGGCCCCACCACTTGTATTAATAAAATATCCTTTTCCTGAAACTGCTGTTAAAGGTCCTGTCTTAGCTGTTGTACAATATTCAACTCCTGTAACAGCTTGACCAAATCCTGTTTGAGATGCACAAGCAGCTAAAGTAACTGTATCTCCTGCAGCACCTAAAGTTATTGTTGTGCCTGATTGACTTATTAAATTTCCGCCATCGGATGCTTGTAAATTATTTGCACCGGATCGAAGATTACCTGGTGCTGAACCTACTGTTACAGTAGATCCACATTTACTAATGATGTTTGAATCATCTGAAACTTTATTTATATTATCTACTTTAATTTTACTTGTCATAATTTATCTAACTTTGAAATTTGTATCTTATTATTACTACACCAGAACCACCAGTTCCACCTGTTGCTGTTGGCCAAGCACCAGAACCACCAGCTCCACCTCTATTTGTAGTTCCATTTGCACCATTACCTGCTGGATGAGCTCCACCAGCTCCACCTGTTCCACATGGACTTGCACTACCACCCGGTTGACCAGCAGTAGGATAACCTCCACCTCCACCACCTCCAGCATAAGCTAAAGATGATCCACTAATACTTGTTGATACTCCTACTCCACCATCACCACCTTTTGAATTTGGAGATTTAGAACCAATATTTCCACCTGCTGCACCTGCTCCACCTCCTCCACCAGCAGATCCTTGATTAGGTCCACCTATACTACCACTACCACCTGGATTTCCTTGTGCTGGATTAACTGGAGGTTGGTTACCATTACTTCCAGGAGCAGCTACATTTTCTCCTGCTCCACCACCAGATCCACCTGGACCACCACCTGGATGAGGTCCTGAAGGTGCACCATTACCACCACCTGCTGAAGTTATTGTTGAAAAAGTTGAGACTCCTCCTGGTGCAGAAGTATTTGAATTTCCTGGTGTTCCTCCTGCTCCTCCACCACCCACTGTTATTGGATAAGTTTGTGTGGAAACAGTAATAGCTCCAGCACCATCTAATGGTGATACTGAATAAGAATCATTACTTGCTCTATCTTCTCTAAAACCACCAGCGCCGCCGCCACCACCTTGTTGATAAGGTGCTCCTCCACCTCCAGCAACTACCAGATAAGAAACTTCATTATTAGGAGCTGATGTTCCTGCTGTTACTGCAAAACATCCATCACCATTAAATGTGTGAACTTTGTAATTACCATCAGTGGTTATTACTCCACCTGTTGCTGTAATAAAAGCTGGTGCTTCAACAGTTGAATCTGTGTTGACGTTTAACCATCCTCTTGTACTATCCGCATAAATTAATGTAACTGATTGACCTTCTGTTGCAAGAAGTCCATCTGCACAAGCTCCTGCTATTTTTGATCCATTTCTACCGACGGTTACAGTATTATTATCAAATGTATTTGCGTAATCTTTTATGGCAACAATATCACCTACTGATGGAGAAGACGGTAAATTAATTGTTATTCCTCCTGAAGTTGTGTTTAAAAAAAATCCTTTACCACTTGTAGCGGTAACAGTGCCTGGACTATTTGTATAAATAGTTGAACACCAATTTACAGCACCTGCTCTACCAAAACCTGATTGAGTTGCACCAGGAGCTAAAGAAACTGTTGCACCTGATCTACCTAAAGTTACAGTAGTAGCATCTACTACAGC